GATGATGATTGTTTTAGTAGAATTTAGTTACTGAGAAAACGTGAACCTTTCCATAAACTTCGCCATTTTTTCTGCAGAAAAAAAATTTACAAGAAAATTTTAAAATTAAACTTTCAAAAACCTCATAAAATTTAAATTGAATGGAAGTATTAATAATGTCATTAAATAATGCCAATAAAAATTATGAAGAATGGTTTAAAGAAGTTCTTAAAGAAGCTAAAAAACACTTGTCGAAAATTATTAACGATGGTACGCGTATCTCAAAATCCTCACTCGAACGTATCTTTGAATTAACTAGAAAAGAGCTGAGTAATGAAGATGTCGAAACATTAATTACATTAATAGAGGTATTAGGAGAGTTAGCTGAAGAATTAAATTGTATCTACGAAGATGAAAGAGAAGAAGCATTTGAAAAAGACTTTGATTGGTTAATCTAAAAAACTAACAAAATCATTTTTTTAATTGTTTTTCTTAAAAAGAAATATAAATAAATTTAAATCTTAAATTTTTTATCAAAGTAAAAAATTAAAAATGTCCGTTAATATAATCCTTAAAGATAAAGAATATCCTCCGGTAATATCTAAATTAAAGGGAATAGAGTTAAATAAACCATCCTCATCTTTTCTTAATCAAAATACTGGACAGCAGCTATCTACATTCCACCACGAAGCTTTAAACATTACTTTTTTTAATATCATTTCTTCAGCTTCTGCAACAGTTTATTGTAAAATTCAAGTTATAGGAAAGGTAGGAATCTTAACAGTTCCTACTTTTACATTAGGAGGACCTCCATCATCGAATACTGACTTTATCAGTACGAACGCATTCTTCGATGCTGATACAGCTCCTTATGGTTACTTACCTAACACTGATTCACTTCAATTAAATGGACTATGTTCTATAACGAGCACTCCTAATCCAGTCTATATTATTTTAAGAATGGGTGTAAATGCTACTTCCTCATACATTCACATCGAACCTGTTTTAGGAACATGGAGTAGTGTGAATCCTATTACAGTATATGGATTTACATTGGTATACTCACTTTAAAATATTTTAAAATAATAAAATTCATTTTATTTTAATGAATTTAATAATAAAAAACATTTTTAAAAACAATGTGTTTTAAATTTTTCTTTTTTTATTTTTATTAGCTCCTACATTCATTTCTTCTAACATGTCAACGGTCTTCTTAATCTCATTCTTTAGCACTTCTATAGCTTCGACTATCTCATCTATCTTTTTAATAAGTTCTTCATTTTTTGAGTTTACTTCCCATTCGAAGTATTTACATCTTTCTCCATCATCCTGAGCTTTACTACAAGCATAAAACATTCTTCCAATATTATCAGGAATAGCACTATTCTTACATTGAAATTTTTTTGCTGTAATACCACAGAAGCAATTAGGTGCTTGCATTTTACTATTAAAGTTGAATTTTTGAGAAAAATTAAAAATTTAAATTTTTAGTTTTTTAATATTCTTAATATAAACTCGGGTGCCACATCTATATCTATAGAGAGACCTATATTAACATAAGGGGATACCCCGAGAAGGTGGAAGAAAATTTAGCCAACGGGCTCAATTCAAAGAATTGAGTTTTTCCACTTTTTCACCCAGGAAGGAACTTTACGCTTTCTTTTTTTAGAAAGTGCCCCCAGAATTTAGAGCCCGTTGGCAAAATGAAATGTGAAACTCTGATGGAAGTAACAAAATTCAAAAAAACAAAATTTAAAAATCAATTTCCTTTTTTATCAAACCCCATTATAATACACATCTCCCCTCATCATCTCTATTAATCACCCCCAATCTCTCTATTAAAATGTCTACTAATACCACCATGGACAAATTATTAGAAATTATGTCTCATGTCGAAGAGTGCCCCGACTGCCCTATGGTTGGAATGATCGAGTCCTTATACACCATGATGCGCTCTATTCACCCCTCTCCTAATAGATCTTCTACTACCTCTTCCTCTCCCCCTTCCTCTAATAACAACACCACCTCCTCAAGAAAGCGAAATATTAGTGAGGTGGCTCCTTCCTCCTCCACCACTGATAATCCCACTCCTACTATTATTCAACGAGTGGATAATGCCCCCTTCTCCTCTAGAGCAACTCAAGTAGTGGACCTCTCTGAAGATGCTTCTACTGAAGAGGAACTTCCTGATCTCAATGAAGGAAGAGAAGATTTAGTTCCTACTCCCTCTGCTCCTGGAATGTCCAACCCTCCTCCTTGGATCAATCCTTCCTCTATTCGAGCAGCTCAACCTCCCTCCTCTCAATTATGTTCTATCTGTATGGAAGAGCTCCCTAATGTGAAGTTCAGTGCAGAGTGTAGACACTCCTTCTGCCCTATATGCATAGCTCAATGGGCTCAAGTAAACAACTCTTGCCCCAATTGTCGTAAGCCCTTCTCCAATTCAGAATTGATCAAGATTATTGACTTGGTGGAACTCTCTCAACCAGCTCCTACTGAAGCTCCTTCCCAACAAACCTCCTCCTCCAACAGCAATCCTCCTGTTCCCTCCAACACCTCTTCTACTAATCATGTGCCTGGAAAATGTACCTGCTGTAGAACTATGAACGCTGGAGGAAGAATACGAAACGATGAGATGGTCTCTCTTGGATGTGCCTGTGTCTACTCTGTGCACCATGGTCTCTTCCACTATCATAAGAAGGAGACTGACCATCGAATCTGCTATGTATGCAAGCACAAGAGAGGAGTGCACTATGAGCTTAAAGGCTTTGTGACTTCTAACGACTTGGAAATAGTTCCTCAAGGCAATGGTCGCTTCACCTATAAGACTCAAGATGGAATGCCCTTACCAGCTGTCTATGAATATGATACTAGACAAAAGAGATGGAAGTTTAAAAAAGTGCGAGAATAAATAACTTTAAAAAATAAAAAAACAAAACAAAACAAAAAACAAAAAAATTTTAAAGTTTGTTTTTTTCTCAAATAAAAAAATAAATAAAAATCAATTTCAAAGCAATTTTATAGTTTTTTTTAATTTTTTTCTTTCACTTAAAAATGGCACAGGCGCAAAAGACTATAGATGAATATATAGAAAGAGAAGTTCAGAGAGCGAAAGATGGAGATCCAACCTTCTGGGCAAACCTCAACTTTGATACTTTTAAAAATTTATATAATGCGACTCGTCGACTAATTGATCCAGATGTAGATAGAGCTATTAATCCTAGTAGAGTTCTATATTTGTATAGAGAATGGTTTTATAATCAGCCTAATGAAGTGAAAGAGCAATTATCTATAAATCCTTTAGCAACAAACTTAAACAATTTTCTCGATTATCTTACTGAAAAGAAAATTATATACACTAAAGAAGAATATGAAGATTTAAAACGTAGAGAAAAAGAAAAAAGATCGCTAAGAGAAGAAGAAACTCCACTTGAACAAACAAAAAAAAAACCAAAACCTTCTCAAATTTCCACTTCGGAAACACCATCAAGTGAACCTATTGAAATAGACGAACCATTACAACCACCATCAATTCAAGAAAGACAAAAACCACCACCATCTCCATTTTATTCAGGCAACACAAAACCAAAGAGAATGAGTCAACAAGCACCAATGTCAGTGGAACCTACATCGGTCTCAGGAGAAGAAGTATACAAAGCTGTGAGAAGACGAAAGAGAAAAGAACCCACGCGTGTTTTGAGTAGATGGCAAAAGTTTTTAAAAAATTATATCGCCAGATTTAAAAAACTTAGTGGACAATCACGAATAAGAGCAGGAGAGTTAGGAGGCATCATCAAAAAAGCATCTGAAGAATATAATGCACAATTTCCTCCCGAACAACGAAAGACTTTACGTCAAATTCGGAGAGAGACTAGTGGACGTCCACTCTCAGCCTGGCAGCAGACAGTTAAGGAATACATTAAAAAATATAAGGATAAAACTGGAGGGAAGATAAGTCGACGAGCGTTTGCTAACATAGTCAGCTATTTGGGTAAAAAATGGAATAAAAATGAAAAGAAGCTCACAAGAGGGACTGCAGATGAATTCATGAGGACAGATTTTGGAAGAGGATTCTTTGGAGGAGGAGATATTAGCGGAGGAGGACCATCTTATTACTCTCCTATGAAAGGATCTGCTATGTTTTATTAAATATAAATTTTTAAACACAAAAATTTTTCTCTTAATTTTTTTCATTTCTTAAAATGTTTAAAATCACTTTAAATAAAGGAGAAACAATTGCACATATTACAAATTCTAATGATTATGTATGTATTTTTCCATCTAATGAGTATGATGATTCTCAGCTTGAATTTCACATAAAAAAAGAAGGACATAAGTTAGAATTAGTTCCTCAATTAAAAGGAAGAAGTATTATTTTTATTGCAGGAAAGTCTGGTTGTGGTAAAACGACCTTTGCCATTAACTTTATGAATAATTATCTGAACAAATATCCATCTAATAACGCTATAGTGTTAACACCTAAACCTAATGATGAGACTATAAAAGCATTAGGAGATGAAAGAATTAAAATATGGGATGTTAACTCTCCAAAGTTTTCTCAAGTAAAGAGCATTAACCCTGAATTATTTAAAGATAGTATTGTGTTTTTCGATGATATTGACTTTATGCAAAATGAGAATCTTAAAGATAAAGTAGAAACATTAAGAGATCAAATTATTGGAATAGGAAGAGAGTTTAATACCTCTATCATTATTTCAAAACATTTAGTAATGGACTATCAAAAAACCAGAAAGTTATTAGCTGAAGCAACGTATATTGTGGTTTTTCCACGTGCTGGATCAGGGAAATTTATAGATAACTTTTTTAAAACTTACTTTAGTCAGGCTAACTCTCAAATTATTAATGAGCTATCTAATAATAGCCGTTGGATCTGCTGTCGCATGGATTATCCAGATTTAATTTTTGGAGAGAAGGATTTTTATATTCTAAAATGAATAGAGCTCTTTCAAAAAAAGAAGTTTTAATGTTAGCAGGAATTAAAATTCCTTTGATTACACATAGAATGTTTAGTAAAATAAAGAAATTAGAAAGTTTAATGATATATCCAGCTGTTCTTGTTCTTTATGAAAAGGTCGATCATTTAGGACATTGGGTATGTATTATTTTTCATAAAAAACGTAAAGTGATTGAGTTCTTTGATCCTTATGGATTATTCCCTGATACTGAGCAGATATTCATTCCTAAAGACATGTGGATATCTTCATTTATAGCTAGACTATTTTTTAACTTCATCACGACTAATCCTGACTGGAAGATAGAGTATAATAGTGAACGATTACAGAGAATATTTCCTGGAATAGGTACATGTGGAAGATGGGTAGGTGTACGTCTACGTTACAGAGATATCCCGTTAGAGGAGTTTGTCGAATACTTTAGAGATAAACAAAATAAAGATAAAATCATTGTGGAATTTTCAGATTTTTTATTTTCAAAACTTAAATAAAAAAAGTCTTAAAAATTAATCTTAACAAAATGGCTATACGTCCTTATTCATCAGATCACATTTATTATGATGTGAACATTACTAATCAGGAAAACATTTTAAAGCCTGCAAAAATTATTGAAGATAGAACAGTTCCTATTCTTTTAAATCCTTCTGACTATGATATGTCCATTCAACGATTATTAATTCCGGCTTCAGCGATACCACTTATGGTTTTCACTAACTCTCCTAATGCATTCGTTCTTAGTATGAGGTATTTGAGTAATCCTGCTCTAAATATTTCTCTTGTTTATGATTCGTCGTGGGATCCTAATATAGTTCCTTCAGGATCTATCACATCATTTGCACAGTTATGCGCTATAGTTAACCAAGGGTTTACTTCTCTTACTAATAATATAAACACAATTTATTCTACTTCTTTTATTCCTCCTTATATGTGGTTTGATAGTTACTCTTCATTATTTAAAATACGATTTAATTCTATTAGCGAAGCTACTCAGCTCACTATTTATTTTAATTATGCTTTATTTGAAATTTTCCCTACGTTTCCATGTAAACAATTAGGAGTCTTTTTACCTTCCAGTCTCGATGTACAGTTAGTGATGGATATTAATAATCCAATCTCTCAGGTGGGAATTAAGTATGATCTCATTCAGGAGAGTAAGGCTCTCTATGGAACTAGCACGATTAGAAGAATATTCTTAAAATCTGGTCTTCTCTCAACACGACCAGAATTTCAGTATTCGAATGAAGGAAATGATGCAGTGGAACAGATTGTAACAGATTTCGAACCAAACATTACGAGCGATGACTTTCGTGGAAATGCAGTGATTCAATACATTCCTCAAGCGGAATTTAGACGAATAGATTTGCTTTCTTCTCTCCCTTTGAAGAGAATAGAAATGGAAGTCTTCTGGCAAGATAAATGGGGTTATGTTTATCCATTGCTCATTCCTCCAAATCAATTTATGTCTTTAAAAATTTTATTCGAAAAGAAAATTAAATTTTAAAAACTTTTTTCTCAAAAAACTTCGTAATAAAAGCAAATTTTATTAACATTTTCAAAATGTCTGAGGTCTCTTCCAGCCCGAAATTCATAGTAATGAAGGACCCTTCGACCTCTACGGTTCTTCAGCCTACTTTTAACATCATTGTAGGGTCGAAGGTTCGTACTATGCAGCCTTATACCTCTATCAACAACTCAGATACGGCTACGCAATGGTCCATCATCCCTCCTGATGCAGAGACCGTTATTCGAAGAAACGTATGGATAGGAATGCCAGTGAGAATTACCATGTCAAAACCTACAGATGAAGGGTTTCCCATCGTGAACTATGGTGTTACAGACGCGTTTTCCGCCTTCCCGCTAAATTCCATTATGGGAACCCTCTCGGTAACCTTCAATAATCTCTCTATTTCTCAACCACAGAGTGATTATTTTCCATGGATAGCTAGATATGGGGTGACTAATATTCAGGAGAAAGGATATTATAGCACTTTTCCTTCTTACCAGGATCGTTCACAGAGTTATGATGAATTGGTGTATTCTAATGAAAACCCACTGAGTAATTATGGAAATGGATCTATTCCTGGAGAGTTTAAGAGGGGACAGGTTCCTATTTATATTATTACTAATACAAATACTCAGTTCGATGCTGTAGCATTCTTATTAGAACCTGTGTTAATGTCTCCTTTTAATATTTACGATGATGATGAACCAGGGTTTTATGGTATACGTACGTTTACCCTCAACATCACATGGGATTCTAATCGTGGAAAAATCTGGTCTAAAGCATTTGTTAACCCTCTAAATCCTATTACTCTCAATGTTTCTTTTCAAGGAGTTAGTGGACTTCCTTCGTATGTTCCTTCTCAACCTACTCTATATTTACAGTATGATACTCCTTATACTCCATCTCCTCTCTCTCAAGCTAGATTCATAAAATATCATCAGTTAGATAGATATCCCACTTCTTTTGGTAGTCTAGGACCTGGTTTAGTCTATGAAAATGCTACCTTTCAAAATATTCAACTCACAGGAATTCCCTCACGTATTATTATATTATTTCGAGAACAAAACTCCGACTTAAGTTTCTCCCATCCAAGAACTATGGCTTTCATACGAAGTGTGAATATCACTTTCATGAACACTACTGGAATTCTATCTACATTCTCTCCATTCGACCTTTGGGAGATAGGTAAAAAGAATGGATATATGGGTACTCTCACCGATTGGATTGGAGAAGGAAATGGTCAACTATCCTCAGGTCCAGGATCCATTCTTGCTTTAGATTTTGGAAAAGACATTGCTCTTCCTGATGGTTACGCACCTGGAATGGGAGGATCTTTTCAACTTTTGGTCAAGGCAACATTCCAAAACATTGCTAATAGAGCTATTAATTTTACTGGTTACATTATTACAGTTTCAGCTGGAGAATTTCACACTGTTGATGGGGGAGCCTCAACCTCAATAAACTTTGTTACTACTGATGTCATTAAATCTATCGCTTCGTATGATGTTAAAGAGATTCATTATAACGACTTTTATGGTGGATTCGGCATAAGTGATGCTAAGAGTATGTTAGGAATGTTAGCACGAGGATATAATAAATTGCTTCCTTCCATTCAAAAAGGACTCAGTAAAGTAGGAGAATATGCTAAAAATTTCGAAGGATATGGTTATGGAGGTATAAAAAGAAGTAGAATGTCTGATTATGAAGGCGGTGATTTTGCTTCTTTAGATGAACTTGAGGATATGATTTCTTAGAAATTTTTTATTTTTACAGAATAAATTTTTGAATTTTTTATTAATATTTACAAATAAAAAAATCATATTTTTAATAATAATCATTTTCAATAGTTTGTATTAAATTATTAATTTTCTGGAAATAATCTTCATTGCGTTCTTCACCGTATCCATATGGTAAGCTTAGCTGATATTTATTATTTTTATTAAAATCTCTTCCCTCCCAAAAATATCTAAGGAATGATCTAGTTATCATTACACTATATATTTTCCATGGCTCCATGTTCTTTATACTCGATGCTCCAGTTCGCTTCCATGAAGTAAATGTAACAGGGTTGTTACTAGCTCCAACTTTAATGTTTATAAATTGTTCTGGAGATATTAATTTTCTAGGTATTCCTTTACATTTTCCATTATCTCTAATAACATTATCATTCCCAATCCATTGAATCCAATATGTTTTAGGTCCAACAAAGATTGCTTTTATAATCTTTCCATCATCCTTTTTTAAATCATTAGAAAGCATTCCTAACTCATTTTTCTTTATATAGGGAAATAGAGCTTCTTTTTTTTCCTTCGTCATAACCACTATCAAGCTGTCTGTATCTCCGTATAAGAACTGATTCTCATATGCTTCCTTAGAGAAGAAAAAGTTTCCATCTAGTGGATTTATAATGGTGTAGTATTTTTTCATTATTAATCTCGAATAGGAGAGAATAAAAGCACTATAATAATTTGGTTTCGGCTTTTGTTCTTCACAGCTAAATTGTCTACCCTTAAGTATTAACGACATTATTTCTCCTTTATCATCATCGCGTATAACCAACACTTCACTCATTTCATGACTAATAATAAACTCATGAATAATTTTCTTTTCATCGCTAATGACTACATCCTCTGTTATGTTCTTTTGACTAAACTTTCCATAGACTCCATTCATCTCTACCTTAACCGTGGTTCTCTTTGCTTCGTTCCCCTCGTTTTCCGCTTGTTGTTTCAGCTTAAACATTAAATTAGTAAAGTTCTTAAATATAGGGTAAGTTTTATCCCACACCATTCCTTCTATAATAGTAATATAATAATCTGACTCTAATGCAGAGTTAATATCTACTGATGTATAACATCCTTCTCCAGGTAATAGATCCCATTCTAAGCCCGATGATGTAAGTTTGCCAAAAAAGTCTTTCTTCATAGATTTTTTAGGAAGTATAGGTACAGTAATATATGGATTGGGTTTGAATGATATTTTATAAATGCCTACTGGAACAGATTGAATTAGTTTATTTTTCAAATTTTTATTCAACTCTTCTATTTGTTCTTCATTTAAACTCCATGCTGGTCCTACTGGATATTCATAAAAAGCCATGGCTGAAGGATATAATGAACATACATCTAGAAGCATTGCATAATTTTCCGTGATATCTTCATATTTAATCTCTTTATTAATAATTTTATCATAATCTTCTATTTCAAACTCTCTAGCATTAGGATATACTCGTCCTCCATATATAGCTGCATAGGACATATCATATAGCTTCTCACTAGGATACATTATTTTAGGATAATCTATTATATCGGGCATAGGATAATCACAGTTCCACTCAGTACATGATTTTAGATTAATGTTTGGAAGAATAGTAGAAGCCCATATAGAATATGCCATCTGTTGTGCTGTTACAAAATCATTCATATTGACTTTAAACAGCTCAAAATTCATTTTTGACATGGCTAAATACAATTGATAAGTCATCTCTATATCATTTTTTACATATTTAATCACTTCTTCCTTAAGGTTCCAATCTTCTCTGCATATATCATAATCAGGAGGAACAGTATTATTCTTATAATATCTAGGGGTGGGAATCTTTCCTATATAATAGATATCCTTCTTCTCATTTAAAAAGTCGTATGGAAAGAATCCTTTTCTAATTTCCACTCCGTATGCTTTACATGCTTCTTCAAGTGTTAATGGTGCTCCAAAGAATCGGATCAAGTCTAAAAACTTGATTTTCAAGCGTTCTTTAAGAATTACTTCCATCATCGTTAGAGTTCCTCCTGGTTGAAGAATGAATTTTGGCTCATATCCCATCTTAATAAAGGGTCTTAGAATCATGTGATTATCATATTTAGAATTATTAAATCCCCATACGGTCCACTCTCCTTCATCTAATTCTCTGATATATTTAACGAACTGCTCTCCACAGTCATATCCGTAAAACACTGAATCAGCTTCTAGATTCTTCGATTTTACTTTTACTGATATGCAATATCCCACGTGTTCATTATATTCTCCTTTTGTATGAGTTTCATAATCATATATAATCACTCTTTCATCTCCCACCCATTCGCTATAAAATCTAATATTTGCATACATTTGCTTATTAGCATACTTTTCAAAATAAGATAGAGCAATAAAGTTTAGGTGAGATATCTGACAGTTTCCCTGATGGTTATCTAATGATCTAAACCACTGTTTACATCTAGGACACTGTGTATACTCTTCACACTTATGCTTCTTCTTATAGTATTTTTTACACTGGTGACAGTATTCCCCCCTATTCGAGAAATAGTTCGTTTGTCTAATGAACTTATACCAGTGGGCTTCATGAATTAACAATTCCGCATGAAATTGTCTCTTTGGTTTAGAAGGGTTCTTTTTCCATTCTGGTTCATATAATATTTCAATCTCTGTGTTGTTTGGGTCTCCAGGTACTTTAAATCTATAAACTGTAATATCTGTGTTTAAAAATTCCTGTAATTTTATAGCTTGATCAAGACTAATGCCGTTTTTTAGTGATTCATTGTGTCTTTCTATCATCCATTTTCTAGCAGGGTAAATAAGATGTTTATGTACCTTTCCACTTATCTTTAATTGTTTTCCGTCGTAATCTGATCTAATAATATTATATACTGTAGCGAAAAAACATGTTCCTTCTATGCTTTGATACGTTTGTAACACACACCCCTTCATATAGATTATTCTTGATTTACTCTCTGAACAGTATCCAGTAGGATTATTCTTCTCTTCTAAGTACTCTCTGACATAATAATTATCTTCAGAGAAGTGAAATACTAAGTTTCTATTCGTGTTCATTTTCACTACTCCTTTATCATACCATTCTTCATTCCTATAAAATATTGTAATCTCTGATTGAATAAGAAAGAATGCTTTATCCTCCGATGCATCTTCTATTTCTCTCCATATCTTAAGTGCTTGGATATGAATGAAGTCTTCTAGATATGTACTTATATCTGCCTGTTTAAAAGTAACTTCTTTAGACGAAATCCAAAAATTGTATCCGCTATTTATCTTTTGTTTATAATCTTCCATGCTTTTAATTTCTATAATTGGATTGTGAATGCCAACACACTTGAATTTAAAAATCATTCCTCCTTTATTAGGAAGGTAATTTTTATCCCTAACATAAATAATCATACTTCTTATAATCTCATAAAAAGATTCATATAGAGGCATGACTCCTAACTCCTTATTAATTTTAAATAGGAACTTTGTTAGACCGTAAGTAAATAAATCTGTTTCTGCTCTGATGAGGGATATGTTAATCTCACTAGATAAATGTCCACTTCCTAATCTAAAAGGGAGCTTTTTTCCTTTATTTCTATGAAGTTCATTAATCCATAAAATTAATTCATCTTCATTAATCTCTTCGCTTTGTTTCTTAGATTTTAAAGTTTCCTCTCGCTCTATTTCTTCGAATGAAGGAATATAATCTTCATCAATTTCTATGGGAACATAATCATTATTCTCTATATCTTCAACACTAATATATTCGGGTATATCTCTTGGAATAGGTCTTACTTCCACTCTCTCTTCTTCCTTTTCCTCTTTACCACTCTTTTTAATTTCTTCTTCTTTACTTTTATTTTTTTCTTCTTTTTTTCTTTTCTTCTTTGTTTGTTCTTCTTCTTCTTCTTCTTTTTTCTCTTCTAGCTTTCTCTTTCTTTTTTTCTTTCTTTCTTTTACATTTTGTTGTGTTTGTTCTTCTAACTTTCGTAGTTCTTCTTCCGAGATAAATAATGGGGAAAAAGCTTGTCTCTCCTCTGCTCCTTCTTCCATGATTATTGACTTTGTTAATTATTATATTAATAGATGTAAATATATTATATTTATTTAATTTTTGTTACTTTAATTTAAAATTTGTTTTTTTGAAATTTGTTACTTTCAATTTCTTCGAATTAAATTTTCTTGTAAATTTTTTTTCTGCAGAAAAAATGGCGAAGTTTATGGAAAGGTTCACGTTTTCTCAGTAACTAAATTCTACTAAAACAATCATCATC